CGCGGTCACTAGGATCACATTGAATAAATGATGCATTTAACTGTGGTAAACTACCAAACTTTCTTCCTAAATGCCAATATTCCAGATTACCCTTCATCAAACCATGTACTGTATTTAATTCATGTCGATACTCATCATATATTGGTAAATATCCGAATGTTCCATCGTCTTGTGAACCTCCAGTTGCATATAATTCCTTATTTAATACTGGTTGCTCTCCTAAATGTGCCAACAATGGTTGATAATAATCATATCTATCCACTTTGTTAAACTTAGCTGGTACACCTTGATAATACGTTGTATCTGGTACAACATACATAAATGCAAATATCCATCCATGCTCTTGTGCATAATAACTAGCTTTACGGCTTCCACTTGCTGTAATACCATGACCACCTAACTCTCCTAACGCACTACCTTGTGTTGTTTCACTTGTTTGTAATACTTCACTAAATTGAATATTAGCTACACTACCGCCAAACTCCTCTGGACGTTGTAATCGTGAATCTTGTGGAGTTACTCCAAAATGTGCTTGAATATGTTCTGTATAACGATTACCAGTACGGGCATTAAGTTCTAACCACTTTTGAATTGCAAACGCCTCGCGTAATTCATTAATTGTAGCTGCATTTTGATTCAATGCTGATTGATCTAGCAACAAATTTGCAGTATTATCTATTGCTCCTAATCCAACTATACCAAATATATTTAAGTCTCCAGACGAACTTGTTTGTAAATTTCCAACATTTGTCTCTATACCATCCGTAGTTGTATTATAAATAGTATCAGGAATACGTGCTGCAGGTTTAAATTTAATTCCTTGTACAATACTAGTTGAATCTAATATTGGTAATGTTACCTCAGGTCCTTTTTGTGTAAATGGTAATGTACTTGTGAATCTATCATGTTGCCAAGCTACCTTTCGTTTAGTGAATAATTGTGAATTTGATGAATTATTGCCGTCATTCAATTCATAAATAACCTCACTTTGTAAATTTTGATCACGAAAATACTCATTCCAAATAAACTGATAATGTGCAAATGGCAGTGCATTTACTTCAACTGTCTGTCCACCTATACCTTGTGCAGTACTTACTCCCATATAATCTGCCAGACTACTTGGAATACTTGTTGTATTAATATAAGGGTGAACTGGTTCTGTTGTATCATTTACACTTTCTGGACCTGTAATAAAATCTTCCCAATTTTCCCAAACCAAACGGTTTGGACTAAAGAAATAACGCATCTTAACTTTAACATTATGCATTACTGGTGCTACCAATGGTAACATTCGTGTTAAGTGGCTCGTTTCAATAGTAAATTTGTCTCCTGGCAATACATCTACTGCCATGACTGGGATAATCTCTCCCATTTTTAAACTCATACGTTTGTCATGTGATAAATCAAACGTGTTGTACTTGGGATTCATCCCAACAGCTTTGCTATAATCCATTTTTTCTATTTATTTATAATCTTAATGCATTCAACATTGGTAACGCTGGATTTGACCAGCCGACATTGAACTGGCTAAAAGCTTCTAACATTTGCTCTAATGCTCTTCCGCCTTTCATAATTACCTGTACTATTGCTCCTTGTAATCCAGTTCTTGTATCTATTCCTAATTCTGCAGCTTTCTTATGGACATTCTCCATAATATATTTCTCCATTTCTGCTATTTCTGCCTCTGTACCTGCTTTTTGTGCTTCATGTTTAGCTTTTATAGCCTCCTGCAATAACTTTTCGTATTGTTGTGCTTTTTCTTTGTCTTTATACTGCAAATCAATATTTGCCATTGCTAAATCTACTATTGCCTTTTCATTAGCAGTTTCTTGTCCTTTACTTTTTAGTCCAGTTAGTTCTGTACTTACTTTACTCAACTCTGTATTTTGCTTAATCAATCCTGCTTCAGCTTCGGACTTTTTAGCATCATTAATCATTTTTGCTGTTTGTGCTGACATTAAAGCTAAATTAGCCATATCATACTTTTCAGCTATTTTTCCTTGTGCACTTGGACCAGCGACACTACCTGCACCACCTGCTCCACTTTTATACATTAATGCTGGATTTAATCCTGCCTCTTTTAAACGTGCCATTTGTTGTACTGGGTGATTATAACGAGCCTCTTTATCAAAACGCTCGTGCCACCATTGTTTGTTTTGCTGAAATGCACGTTCTTGAGCACGTCTGTTTGCTATATTTTGATAAATGGTAGTTCCTGCGGAAACTCCTGCACCTATCATAGCAGTTCCCATAGCAGTTCCTAATTTTGTAGCAGCTGCTGCTGCTGGTATTGCGAATGCTGGCATATCTTATATGTTTACTACAATAATACAATAATTCCTTTATTCTCCACATACTGATGAAACTCATTGTAATTTTCTATGAGTAAACAACCTCTGGTATGTGTATATAACCTTCCTTGGTGTATCAATATACCTGATCTTCCTTCAACATCTCTTAACCAAATAGCTGGTTTACCATTACTTTCACGTGTAATTTTTTGCCAAGCATATGTACCTCTCGGTATTTGACTAATATTACGTTGATTATCTTTCCAAGGCAATTCCTTGCCTTCAAATGTTTTGTTTCCCACATACAAATTAATAATAGTACCATTATCAAATGTTTGTGTGGTCTCTACGACTATAAGTCGTTTACTATCTTGAACCTTTAAACTGCCTAACAGCTGGTTCAATATTCTACGTTGTTTAGATTGCATCTTACTACTATTTTTTTTATTGCTGACACTTTTTTTAAGTCTATTTTTTCGCGTTCGTTTAATTCGTTCGCGTTTATTTTTCCTTAAAAGGTGTCATTGCGCATATATATAACAAGGGAGTTATATGCGCCTAACGCCCTGCGGTTGTTTGCTCATAAGGTAAAGCGGGTACACCCGCAGTACCTTATCGAGCTGTTTTTTTAGTTCCATTCTGGAACTTGTTCTGGCATTAATGCCATTTTTTCACACGTTTTTCTATGAATCAACAGTCTCTCCGCTTGAGTCATTTCCTTCCAATCCGTTATCTGACTTACCTTGTTCTTCCAAATTGGTTGCTTGTAATTTTTCATTTAAATCAGCCATTTTTTGTTCCAGCGCTTGACGCTTGATTAATAATTCTTCGTACGTTAAATCTTTCGCATAAGGTAATATTGCATCACCATAATAACGTGCACCATCTAATACCGCTCCTGTAATCGGGTTAATACCTCGTACATGATTTTCAAGAACCACCCTAGGATCGCTATGCATATCCGGCATTGTGAGACTCTTTTCAGTATTGAGCTCACCTTTTTCAACAATATACGTACTTTGCGTTCTCTTGCTACTTGTTTTCTTCGCCATTTTCCTCGTCGTTTTCCCACTCATCTACTATGAGTTTGATTAATAAAATTAATTCCTTCAATATATAAAATATTGTTTGAATGTTTTTCGCCTTCATATTTTACCGTTCTTTTTTATATTTCTTCCATTTCTATACTGGTCCACGCGTATTAAATCATAACGCTCCTGATCTGTTAAATCAGTATCATGATAACCAGAGAGCTCTCTATAAGCCTCTCCAGCCCATTCAGCTTTCTCAATTGGGTCTGTAAATAACTTGTCGATATAATACCTCGGTAACTTTTTTTTCGTTCCACCTTCAAGCGTAAGTAACTTCGTACCATTTGTTTTTAAATAATCTCTAATTATCTCTTTACTAAAACTAACACCTAAACCATTACTCATTAACTGAAATTGTGGTTCCCTTCCTTGTTCATCATATTCAAACGGTTTTTTTCTCCTCAAGCCTTTCAATGCATATTTAGTAGTATAAAATATACTGGCTTCAGTTACCGTTCCTATATGTATGTGTCCTAATTTCCACGCCTTCCGAATATATTTTTCAAAAGGTCGTGGCATATTAAACACTATTGCGTGGTAATGTGGTCGTTCTGTTTTATCTCCATACTCTCCACATGCATAATACTTAATCTTCTGTTCTTGGTTGCAATGCTTCCTCAACCTCTTCATAAACTTTTGAAAATCGCTTCGTGCTAACGAATAACCGCCTTCACTTATCGGGATATTCTTATCGTCATATGTTAAGGTGAGGAAACATGCACTCGAAGAAGCATTCAACTCCTTCTGCAACCTAAAACACCAATCTATTTGCTTTTTCTTTAAGCATGGTACACACCGACCACAACCAACAGTCCTAGTAATAGACCCATCTACTCCTTTAGACTCTCTTCTTATGGTCATTGGCGTACGGCACATATTAACTTAATCTAATGCCGCCACGTGATAACCTCGCCTTATTTATTCGGGCGTTTCGCTTTCTTCCTCGCTTAACTCGCTTTCGGAATCCTCCTCTTCTGTACTTTCCCATTTCTCTGGATTCTGTTTTATATACCTCATGGTATCATTAATATTACTTTTCAACTCTTCCATTTGTCCTAAAATGAAAGTCAAATTTGCCACTACGGCATTGCGTGTTTTACTCATCTTCTTCGAGATTTTTATTTGTTAAACTTATAAAACCAACTGTTACAACACATAACAGTATAATATATACTAACTCTGGTATCATACACCTAATGGTGTTCCGTAATACGGTAGCTTACGCTGTACTTTCATATCATTATAAACATGTGCAATAACTTGCTCCGCATTATTTTGCTCTACGAATACGCGGTCACTAGGATCACATTGAATAAATGATGCATTTAACTGTGGTAAACTACCAAACTTTCTTCCTAAATGCCAATATTCCAGATTACCCTTCATCA